ATCTTTACGTGATCACCTGGACTAGAATACTTTCTAGCATACTTCTTGGCATCACGCAATAGGCTAAATGTATTTGCTGTTTTACCTCCATCTTCTTTGGTTACTACTGTTTTAAAGTTCATTTTTTGTCCAATCCTTAAAAATCGACCTCGTAGGATGCGCGAGAAAGGGGTCTAACGATAGTCTCTGGTAGGTATAGTCCAGATTTTACCTAATCGCGCTGTATGAGCGTTTAAAGTGGCTTACGCATGATTTCGGGGTTTTGAACCCCAAATATACGCAATAAATACTCATATGCTGTATTAACATTAAAGAATTTACGGAATCCATCGTATGCAGGGTCACTATTCACTTTATTATTAGTTTTACCATCTACTTTCTCTCCGATAGTTCCCGAATCTACTACGCACATCTTATGCTCTAGGCTTGGATATAGAACAAGAGCAGTCCAAGTGCCTGTAGTTTCGTTCATGTAGATAGTAGTAACGTGTCCTCTTAACGAGAGTCCTCTGAACGAGAGAAGTTCGCCATGAGTTTTCTCCAGAAAAGCGACAGCCTCTTCCATACTCCTACAGTTTGTTCCTGGATTTGTTTGTGCTTTCGATTGGGAAACATTAAACGCAAATAAACATAAAGCAATAATACCTCCCATTAAATTAGCTTTCATCGTTATCTCCTATACGATTGAGTTGTTCGTAATAGGCAAGGTTGTAGCCTCTCAGCCACTCCCTATACCTATCTGATGTAACAGGAAAGGGATTATTCTTATTACGTCTAAACCCTATCCTGCCTTGGTGGACGATATCCCTCATAGGGAAAGGATATCTTCTGCGTCTTTTAAACGCCACATACCCCTCCCGAATTGGTAATTTCACAGATATCATGTGCTTCAACGTGTTCATCAAACTCTGTTCCTAACTTATCTATAGCTTCGCTATATGGAACAACAGTGAGAGGTTGACCTCCTCGCGCAGCATCAGGATAGCACGTAAATCCTCTTAGTCGATGAGCATAAGATGCTAACGTATTAGCAAAGTCTTTGACAGTATCTTCGTTATTAAGCTTAGAACCCCATGAGGGTAGATTAATTGTAGAACTGATACTCATGTCTACGTAGTCTTGTACGTCTGCCTGAAACTTAATCCTTCTTTCATAGTCCTCTGCAAGATCTAATGCAGACTCTATATCATCAGGATTTGTTCCATACATATTTATTAATTCTTGTGCAGCCGAATCTACAACATACTGATACTTCCAGCGAGTACCACCAGTTAAATATCTTCGTTTGTAAGCCACTGCAAATATTGGTTCTATCCCACTGGAGCTACCAGCCAAAATAGAAATAGAACCAGTAGGTGCGATAGCACGATTTGCAACTGGCGACGAGATGGATAACTCATCAGAAAATTTCTTACTGACGTTATCACTGATTCCTTTATATACTGATAACCACCTATGCAACTCTGGTGTGACTTCATATTTTTCCCCTCTCATTACGAGCCATTCATGCATTCCCATGATGCCCAAACCTAATCTTCTATTCTTCTCTCTAATTCTGTAGACTCGTTCATACGGTAGTTCAGCACGTAGAGTACCACAAATTAAAAACTTAGTACCTAACTCAACAACTCTAGCAAGTTCTTCTAATGACTCTATGCGTCCAAAGTTTAAGCTGCCTAAGTTACATACATCACTGTCATCAGCAGACGTAACCTCAGTACACGCATTACGTAGAGTTTCATCTTCCTTATCCATAAAGTTAAAACTAAATCCTGGTTCAGCAGATCTTAATGCTTGTCTAACATTAGACATAAAGACTTCACCAACATCACCAGTTTTCCAGTAGTCTAGTAACCAATCATTATCATAATTAACACTTATGTTAGTCATATCTAATGGTGCGCGGAAGTTAAAGTCCTGTTCTTTAATCTGCTTGAGTGTAAAACCTGTACTCCCTACAGGCATTGTATCCCAATCTTTAGCTGTAAGAAAGCTAGGTATATCCTTGTGCTTCCAGTTCAAAGAGGCATAGATAGCTGACCTACGAGAACCACCTTGCATTACGTGTGATCCTATAGAGTTTACCATCTGCATTTTAGGTATAGGACCAGAAGACTTACCTCCAGATCCACCTAAAACTACATCACTCTCTCTGTATACAGAATAGTCTACACCTATCCCACCTCCTGTCATCAAACAAGATTCTGACTTCCAACTAAGATTAGCCCAATCTTCTCTCGTATCTTCTTCTGCTTTTAATAGAAAACAGTTGTTATAAAATCTTTTTCTTCTACCTGCATAGTATAGATATCTACCGCCAGGTATAAACTTTAGTTCAGCTATATACCTTTGCAGTTCTGTACGTTCTTCTTTATTCATTAGTGGTTCTTCTTCAGGGCGTAGATCCCCACATACATCCTCTACAAGAACCTTAGATAACTTTTCCCACGTATCACAACCTTCGTGCTGATACTTGTTCTTAAAAATATCTTCTGAAAACTTTGAGCGAAACATTGGATTTGCGTTGGATTTAAATGTTGTCATCTATTATAACCTTTATTTTAGTAATATCTATACCATCAATACAATCTTTTATTGCATTAGAGATTAAGTCTTTTAACTCAGACTCTAATCCTGTTACTCCATCAGCAGGTAAGAATGAAGCATCCTTATCTACGTCAGCAGTTATTCTAACAAATACTATCACTGGAAGTATCTCCATATTTTTCGTACTCTTCAAGAGTAACTTCTTTTATTAGTCTTTCAAGATACCACTGTGCTTTTTTTAAATCTTTTATTGGCTCACCTTTATAATCAAACCTCCAAAGATACTTCATTACATTACCTTGTAGATAGAATTTAAAGTTTGGCCCTGTAGCTGCTTCTATTGCATCTATACATTCTACACTACTTTGATTGTAGTGTGGTGGGTGATTGACCATATCAACTGCCATTAGTGTATCCTCTTTGAAAAGTTTGCATATATTATATTACCGTCTATGTTTTTTACTTTCTCTATTGGTTTTAATTCTACTTTACCATCACCAGTAGACTGAGATACTGCATTCTGTATAGTAGCTTCAAGCATCATAGTAATACTGTCACCAATCTCTAGCAACATCTCATGGGCAGGACTACCTGCTAATTCATCAGATGTAAAGTCTCCTACGTATAAACTTATAGTTCTTGTGTCTTCATCGTAGTTACAGAAGATAGAGAATGTATTATCTGGCACTGTAACTTGATGTATTACTTTTTGTTTTTTGTCATCGAACATATTAAAATCTCCATTAGATCTTCTGCATAAAGTAATGCCATAGGACGCTTTCTATCGCCCTTTAATATGGCAACTGGTTTAGTTCCTTTTATTAGGTTCTTCTCTGCTTGTTCTAGCGCAGAATAAATAGAGAAGGATGAACGTGACTTGCATTCTACCGTCCAAGGAAATAGCTTCCTTGCAAGTGGGCTAAGTCCTATATCAGGACCGTTGACTCCACCTGGAGTAGAAGTAACATCATCCTTCTCTATACCTTTTAGATTAGAGTGTAGGTAATCTCTTACCCACTGTTGCAATCTTCTGCCTTTAGCTTTGGCAGAGGAGACTTTAATCTTTGAGGACCGTGTAGTAGTTGTATGCCGTTGCCGACTTGGACCTTGGATTTTTCGCATAGACTAAATCAGGCCAACAAGAGTATCTAAAGTTACAGTATGAACAAGTCTTACCTAACTTACGATTACCTGTTAGTTTCTTATAAAAGGTTTCAGGTTCATCCTCAAAGCAGCGTTCAAAGTTACTTTCATCAGCCTTGAGGTACTTAGCTATTGTGTCGTTTATCTTAGTTGTATACGCTTCCTCATCATCTGGATCAGCCTTAACAACCTTCATTTCACCTGACTCCTTGTTGATGGCGATCCAACCACCAGCCTTTATATCAGGTGTCTCATTCCTTTCTGCTTTAGTATATCCATACAACTGTTCTAGATAACCAAAGTCATCGTTATTCTTTAGTGCATCATAGGATTCAAACTTCTTCTCAAATGCAAACCTCGATGCACTCTTAATATCCCACAGAGAATGTGAGTTACCCTCACGTATGATAAGATCGAGTTCACCTCGTATATCACCTGCCTCTGTTTGAAGCACTATTCGTTTATTGAGATCAACTATCTCAACTCCTGCAGCCAGTAGTAAAGCGACTGCAATAACCTCTGTCATATCTCCATATAACATTTTAATTTTAAAAGAGTCAGTCTCTGCTACCTTATCCCATCCTAACTTCTCAGCATGGAGTTGGCAGAAAGGCTTACCCACTTGAGACATAGAGGGAAGACCTGCTCCCCTCTTTCTCGTAAAGTTAAACTTACCTAGTTTATTGTTGAACATCTGACTAGCCCGAAAAATTATGTCATCGGGTATCTTAGGTTCACCAGCTAGAAAAGCTTCTAACTTAGTTGTGAGATCCATGATTAACCTTCAATGATATCACTAAAATCATCATCAGTTTTTGCTTCTGAGTTTTCTCTCATTCTCTCAGAAACTTGATCATTCTCTCTCTTAACTAAGTCTACAAAGTCTGTAATCAATCCTCTAGTGTCATCAGTTAGAGGATGCATCTTAGTTAGTATTGGTTGATACTTCAATACAAACCACTTATTAGAACCTCGCTTCTCCAGCTTAAACGAGATCTTCATCTCATGGTTGTAAGGCTTACTCTGTTGATGCATCATTGCCTTGATAACCTTGCTTACTTCCATGAAGTTAGAAGGTCCAAGCTTCATACGAAAAGGAACTTCATTGATCTCTACTGTCTCGTCAGATCCTGGAACTATAGGCTTCTCCATACGCATCAAACCAAATACGTGTCTGTAGAGTTTGACTTTAGTTGCGTTAGCGTAAGCTATAGGATCTACGCCTCGTAGCTTCTCTTTCTCTTTACTAGGAATCCAACCACACTTGTCACCACCATGCCAATCTAAAGCAGTGCTGCCAAAGTTCTGAAAGTGCTGAGACATATTACTAAATTTCTCTGCATCAGAATCAAACACTGCCGTTTGCATAGTATCTAAGAACACTCTGATATAAACATCAGCAGAGTATACATCACCATGTTCAGGATGCTCCAAAGCAATAGATGGAACTGGTATATTACTTACCAACTCACCACCTACCTCTACGGAACTGTCTCTATTTATCCTAGCCCTAGCTAAAGTTGGCCCTGTATCTATAACAGAGTATAGGGCATCTAGGTTATCAGACATTGTATCTATTGTTGCTAATTCATTCATGTGTTTTACCTTTCAAAAAAGAAACCTTTATAACATAAAACTGCTCATTTGTCAAGTACATTTTAGTATTTTCACAATTCTTTTTTTACATATTTTAATGCTTTTGTTAAACCCTCTACATCATCACCAAGTAAACCAATCGCTAAATTACAGTGATGACATAGCCAACCTCTAAATGTCTCTGTTTCGTAACAATGATCTAGGACAGTTTTTATATCTTGTTTGTTACATATAGCACAGTATGTTGTTTGAGGAGGTGCAGTTTTTCTAATTTTATCCACCACCTTGCTATGAGATTTTTGACATTCTTTACATGATGTGCTTCTACTCTGTCTATGATCACCTGTTGCCCTTCTATATAGTCGGAACATCATTAGAGGTTTTTCTTTTTTACAGTGTCTGCATACTATAGTATCCTTTTCTTTTTTTAACTCAGACCCAAATAAGTTGAGTTGTTCAGACATTAAAACTCTCCTGTTCCATCCAGTTCTTTCCTATTGACATTTCAACTTCCAGAGGTATGAAATCACTCAAACCAAATCTTCTCTTTGCTTCCTGCTGCGCTTCTAGCAAGCAGTTTGGTCCTACTTCTTTAACTATCTGTACCTCATCAGGATGAGTGTCAATGAGAACACTGTCGTGAACAGTATTAATTACTATACTTTGTAGTCCTAGTTCCTTTAATTTGTTGAATAATATTATTACTCCAAGTGGTACGATCTCAGCAGTAGCCACTGACTGCACTGGATAGTTGACGATCTGTGTCTTGTATGTAGCTGTACCAGAGAAGTTTCTTTGACAATCAGGAAAACTAAACTGTCTACCTGTAGCAGTGGTGACTACTTTGTGCTGGATGGCTTCGTTTTGGAGATGTTCATGCCACTTAAAGATGCCTTTATATTTGTTGAAGAACTCTTTGAAA